TAGTTGACATTGTTTTTTTTCTATGATACACTCAAATCGAAATAAAAAGCTGAAAGGAGTCTCGTCGCTATGCATTTAAAAGAATCCGCCGCTGTCACCTCAGCATCACCGGCCAAACGCATCTCCACCCGGGATCTGGCTCTTGCCGGAATGATAGCCGCCATACTCACCATAATCTCACAGATTTCCATTCCCATGCCCACAGGCGTTCCCATCACCATCCAGGTCTTCGGAATCGCTCTGGTAAGCGTCGTATTCGGCTGGAGGCTGGGACTCCTGGGTACGCTCTCCTATATCTTGCTGGGCGCCGTCGGACTCCCCATCTTTGCCAATTTCCGCGGCGGCTTCTCAGTTCTGGTCGATTTTACAGGCGGATACATCTGGTCATGGCCTCTGATGTCTGTGTTATGCGGTCTGCGCTTTAAGACAGCCAACAGACAGATGGGCACCGTCCTTTCCTACCTGTTCCCCTTAATCGGACTTGCCATCAACGAAGCGGCCGGCGGCCTCCAGTGGGCATTTCTCGCCGGGGACATGAGCGTCGGCGGTGTTTTCGTCTATTCCATGACTGCATTCGTACCAAAAGATATTGTACTCACCATTCTGGCTGTCGTCCTCGGCACTCAGATGCGCAGACTCCTTATACGCGCCGGTTTTCTGACGACGTAATATCATCACTCATCCATTGACTTTCCTACGCTCATCTGCTATGATTTCCTGAATACAACCGTGATATGATTGAATAATACGATAATATAATTAGAAAGAAGGCATCTCACGCATGATTCAGGAAATCAAACCTCACCGGTTCCGGAACGAATTTCACGTTAAAACACCGTCTCCGAACAGTTATTTTTTATATTTCCAGGATGGTTCCATCCTTCTGGAACACACCGACGCGTTAAAAATTCCGAGATTTTCAGAGTTATCTGACAGCGACGCCGTCAAGGACCACTGTGATTATCTCTTTTCCATCGATTCTGCGGAATACTATTTAATTGATGAAACCAGCGTCACGATTTCCGAAAATGAAACTCTGGCGCTCTATAAAACCTCGGTGATCCGCGACTTAGAGCCGCTCTGGATGGCCTTTGCGGCCGCCAATGGGGCGGAACTCCACCGTTTTTACAGCAATAACCGTTTCTGCGGCCGCTGCGGCACGAAATCCATGAAGAGCAGAAAAGAGCGGGCGATGGTCTGTCCTGCCTGCGGCAACACCATTTATCCGAAGATCGCGCCGGCCGTCATCGTAGCCATCACCGACGGAGACAAGCTTCTCCTCACCAAATACGCCGGCAGAGAATACACCCGCTACGCCCTGGTAGCCGGCTATACCGAATTTGGTGAAACGCTGGAGGAAACCGTGCGCCGTGAGGTCATGGAAGAAGTCGGTCTTAAGGTAAAAAACATCCCCTATTACAAAAACCAGCCATGGGCCTTCAGCGACTCCATGCTGGTAGGTTTCTTCGCCGAGCTGGATGGTTCTCCACAGATTCATCTGGATGAAACCGAGTTATCCACAGCCGTCTGGATGAAACGTGAAGATATCCCCGGCGACTATACGAATGTCAGTCTGACCCACGAGATGATTCTCCTCTTTAAAAATGGCGGAACCATTGAACAGCGATAAAACCGCCGTCTGAATACGAAATAGAGTAGAGAAATAACAGCGAGTGTTATTTCCCTCTCATTGAACCGTACGTACGGGTCTCGTATACGGCTCTACAACCTATATTCCAACATTTCTTAGATAATAGTTTAAAGGATTGAGCAGTCCTGCTCCGTCCTTTATTCTTGTTTCCAGTACTTCCGGACTGATTATATAATTAACAACATTCATTCCGCTTCGTCTATACCAACCGAGCCTTGAGTTTGCTACCTTATATATGGCTTCATGGTCAAATCCACACTTATATTTCTGGTTTAAATAGCACAGATTTTTGTATATTCTCTTAGGCACTTTCCATTGTTTTAGAACAATCACCCTCATCTTGTGCCTTAGCCATGCTCCAAACTCTTCCATAAATTGTTTCATCATTCCGATTCTGAAATAATTAATCCACCCTCTCGCTATTTCATTCACTCGTTTTATTGTTTCAGCCAGCGGTCGTGCAATCGCTTTATTTCTTTTAAGGTATTCACTTAGCTTCTGTTTCAGTTTCTTTTTCTTTCCTGTTGTGGGTTTTACTTTCCATTCCCCTCCATGTTTGAGAAAAGTGAAGCCAAGATACTTACTTCTTGTTGGTCTGACTACTTTCGTTTTTGTAACATTAACTTTTAGGAACAGCTTTCTTTCTATCCATTCTGTTATGGATTTCATTACTCTGTTGGCTGCTTTTTCACTTTTAGTGAATACTATTGTGTCATCTGCGTACCTCGTAAACCGAAGTCCCCTTTGTTCCAGTTCCTTATCTAATTTATCAAGATATACGTTTGACAGCACAACAGACAGGGGACCACCTTGTGGCACTCCGCTTATTGCTGCTTTTTCCAGCCCTTTTTCCATTGCTCCTGCTTTCAGATATTTCCGAATCAGGTGCAATGTGGTACTGTCATTCACTTGCTCTCTAAGAATTTGAATTAATTTGTCATGATTTACTTTATCAAAGAATTGCTCTATATCTATGTCTATCACCCATTCATATCCCTCGTTCAGATACTCCAGTGCTTGTTTTATGGCATCATGACAACTTCTTCCAGGTCTGAAACCATAGCTAAATTCACTGAATATTTCTTCATAAATATCTATAATTGGCTGAGCAATCGCTTGTTGTATTACTCTATCTAAAACCGTTGGAATCCCCAATGGCCTCATTTTTCCATTATCTTTCGGAATATAAACTCTTCGTACTGGTTTGGGCATATAGGTTCGGTTTCTGATTGATTGAACAATTTCGTCTTTGTTTCCTTTGATGTATGCACCAAGTTCCCCGACTTTCATTCCGTCAACTCCACCTGCCCCTTTATTCGCTGCTACTTTCTTATAAGCTCTGTTTAGATTTTCCTTTGATGTAATCACATCTATTAATTCCATTGTTGTTACTCCTCTTATTATCACAAAATTTATGCACATCACCCCTCTCGATCCAGACAGTATTCCTCGGTTACGTTCCTACTTTTCCAGTCCATCTGATTTCTGGCTAATGCATCATTCTTTTAATAACGATTCGTACTATAAATCGTTTCAGTCCTTCGGCTTTTACCCCTACTATGACTTCATCTGACTCCCTCCCCAAACCTTTTTCGACCATATCTTACGATATGTGGGTAGGGTCTCCCAAGGTAAGACACTAATCTTTCATTCCACAACCTCTTGATTTACAACTTCGGTTTACGTTTACCATTTGGGCTTCGGCTTGGTTTGCAGCCTTCCCCACCTAATCGCCTTATCAAGTTTCTGTTCGTAGGCTCAAGAACTTTGCTACACCACTTCCTCCATCTATATCATTACTGATACCGACTTGTGATTCGCTACACTTGGCGGTAAAAACCCGTGGCTGGACTTTCACCAGCAAGATTAGTGCCATGCTTGGCACACAAACCTAAAAGTGGGCGTGATTTTCACCCACTTTCAAGCTTTGTACGGACGATTTTCAATAGTTCCTTCTCTGATAAGGTAAGTGCTTCTGAACAATTGGCCGGTAGGAATACTGCTTAACGAAGGATTTTCTTCGAGATTTCCGCAAAGACATCCCATATCGAGCCGGAGAGCTGAGACTCTTTTTCTTCTCTTTCTCAGGTGACGAAACTCCAAACGCCTTGTTCAGGGCATCCACCATCTCTTTTATAGATGTCGTAAATTTTTCCCAAGCTTCTACAAGAGCATCTATAGTCTTCTGCCAATCACCCATAAATAATCACCTCCAAATTCGTCCGGTTCGTTTATCCTTAATGACGATCCGCTCTTCAATGTGAAAGTCGGACAGTTCACAAAGCGTAAAAATCGTATCCAGCAGCTTATGGAACCGTTCTTCTTCCTGCTCAATGTTTCTCAGTGCTTCACAGGCAGTCGGATCGGAATACCCTTCTGCATTTTTACGATAATCATTTTTAACGCCCATCTCGTCCTCCCCACCGGAACGAATCGTCCATATAAGTTGCAGAAGAGCTGGTCGCCTTTAACACAATCAGTCCGATCAGACCCACGAGCCCAACAATACACGCAATAACTCCCATTACACATTTCATGTTGCTTCACCCTCACTTTCAACTAATTTCACACCACCATATTCCCACAAATCCTCTTTCAGTTTTTCCATATCCAACTCACCATTTTGCCAGCGTTCGTAGTATTCCAGAACTCGTTCGGTGAACTTCGGAATTCTCTTCGCATAGGATTTTGTCCAATAATGGTCCATCAGCACTTCCAATGGCAAAGTCAGAAGCAGAACCATCGCAGTATTTACCGCATCATCGGTAGCCTCCTGCTTTACTCTGATAAGTTCGTCTCCGATTTTTTCCCGAACCATGACATCGAGTTGTGCCTTTGTGAGATTGTATGTAGTGGTTTTCTCTTTTTGCTTTAACTTTTGAGCACGTCTTCTCTCGGCTCGTCCCATCGTCTTCCTCTCCTTCATAAATCCAATTCTCTTTCGAAAAGAATAAGCATCCACCCATAATCAGGGTAAATAAAAAGAACGTTGCATCCCATTCAACCGGGACTGACAACGCTCCTAGAAGAATAAACAGAACGGCGTGGATTTTATTTTTTACTAACTTATGACTCCACATTTTTTCTTGCATCCTCCTTCTCTTTTCCGATTTTAATAATGCCCGCCTCAACATCGCTCATTTTAGTCATAACTCCGTTTTCTCTTAATTTAGAATAAGCTCTGGCGGTAGCACAATGTTCAATGCATTTACAGATTCTACAAATCAGAGCATATACATAAAGATATACAATGCTAAATAAAATCACATAATGAATAGATGCCATTATTACGCTCCTTTTAATTTTTTTAGTTTGTAGCAACTCAGTTCAAATTGAGGCTTCACACCACTTCGATGTGCGATGGTACTAAATTGAATGCCTTCTCCATATTTTGCTTTCAACCGCAAAACATCCGGATGGTTGGGTTTCCAAGTTGCTAATAGTTCTTCCAAGGTGTTGTAAAATATAGACTCATAGTATTGAATCATGTTTTATCTCCACACCCTACCAATGATAATGTCTGAATATGGAAGCGCCTCAATCCACTTGCAGAATTTTACCCACTCATCCAGCTCATGATTTCTTAGCATGGGATAAATACCGGCCAGCACTTCGTAATTCAGCATGACTGTCCATTTTTGGTTATAAGAAGAGGGAAGAAGCTGAGTCATCTGCCACCATGCCCGTTTCGCAAGCTCTGTCCATTCGGAACCTCTTGATTTAAAATCAAGATATCTATCCCTAGCTCCATTGAGAGCAGAAATTACACATCCCATTGTTTTAGCCGGAGCATATATTGCGTCAGCATCAGTAAACTGTTCACCCCACATTCCAAAATTCAAAAGATGTTCTGTGCTAAAATCTGACCACTCAAATTCCTTCGCAGTAATCTTATGCATCGTGCTACAAGAGTTCGCAACAGTTCCAACCTCGTAGGTATAAAAATCTTTCCACCAATACAGCGGAGCCGTGATGTCCAGATTCACCGTAATCATTCGCCGATACCTCGTATCCGCAAGTCGCATCATCAAATCGTGATCTGCTTTACCGAGCTGCCAGGAATGATCGTATGTATGCTCGCAGGAATCATAATTGGCACAGTTCTCACATCCGATACCATCATCCCCACCTTTGCAGATTCCACTATCGGATTTCTCCCAACTGTTCATCGGGTTCCGTATCCCTCGAATAGCATGTTCCCAACCCATAACTTCAACGTTTTCAATTTTAATCATTGTCTTCTCCTTTCATCGGTGCGACTTTAATTTGATACTCCAGTTCTTGAGCCATTTCCTTTAAAAATCGAACCATAGTATCTTCAAACTGATCGGTTATAAAATGATGAAAATCATCTAATGTAACTTTACGAGCTAACCTATACCATTGATGGCAGTATCTTTTATCCATCTGAATAACGATAGAATTTGTTAAGACTTCATATCTCCAAAGAACTTCAAAATGGCGTTCTCCGAGTTCTTTTAATAAACGCTCAATCGTCATCGTTTTTTCCTCTCTATGTCTCTTGAAATTATACCTTTATCGTCCAGCTTTCTTTTTATCTCGATAAGTTCCTTCTGATAAAAATCTTCCCTGCGATTTTTAGGTCGTTCCAAATATATCGACTCGGATGTACGTTCTCCTACTAAATTTCTAAGAACATCGGCAGTCGTCTGTCCTGAACATCTATATCCTAATCCCATAATATAAGTCTTCTGCCAAATGAAGAGTTTAAAACCAAGTGCATCTTCAATTCGTTCAAATAAATTGTTCCACATAGGATCGTTGACCGGACTATAAATCCACTCTGGGAATTCGTTTTTAATCATCCTTACCAATCTCCTTTCCTACTTTTTCGTGCGCAAATTCATAGATATTAGCGCATCTTTCTCGATTCTCACAGTAAACGGTTTGTGCGATAATTTTGCCATCCGCATACAATCTCTCAATACATGGTTGAAAACCCGCGCATTCTTGACAATACCCCTCTACATGTAAATCGATCATCACAAATTTCTCCTTTCCCGTTCCAGCTTCACATCAATGGCTTTCTGTAAATCCT